CTGGTGTATTTGGTGGTACAGACATGGGTATTGAAGTTACTCGTGCTGCACTTCCAGCAAATCCAGCCATCGTCAAGTGGGATGAAGCATCTGGTACATGGCAAGTTGGTATCGTTGGTGTTTCCGTAGATACAATTCTTACAAATGTTGTGTTGTCTGATTATGTCAAGGCAGATGGTACAGTTCCAATGACTGGTGCACTACAGCTTGCTGCAGGTACAGCTGCTGCACCATCACTAACATTTAGTGGTGCAACAAACAAAGGCATGTATGACAGTGGGTTGAACGAGTTGAGTTTTGCAACGAATGGTACATCAGCTGTTGTTGTAGATGATACGCTCGCAACATTCAGCCGTATCCCTGTTCTACCACAACATTTGGTTGGATCACTACCAACTGGTGTACCTGGCGGCATGATTTATGTAACAGACGCAACACCAGATCCAGCTATGTGTTTTTACAACGGAACAGACTGGATCGATGTTGTTACAGGTGTGGCAGTAGTTTAATCGTAGCACGATTTTGTTCGGATGAAAAAAGAGCCACCAATTGGTGGCTCTTTTTACGCTGCTAGTTTCTCTTCGTAGTCTAAATCAGCTGCAGGAAGTCTACCTTCAACGAGAGTTTCGTAGAGAATTTCAAAGTGTCGATTTTCTTCTTGTAACGATGCATAATTGTGTTTGAACATCGTATTAGCCAACTTTTTAATTTGCTTTTTTTCGATACCTGTACCACTTGAAGCATCTCCGATCGTCTCCTTGATCGCCTCGCGTGAGTCTTCAATTTGTTTCATGTATTCGGTAATCGTAACGAGCATTGTCTTGAATTTCCGACGTTCGTCAGTATCATTAACAACGTTTGTTACACTTTGATCTTGCGATGGTTTTGGTTGTTTCTTTTTGCTCTTGACCATATTGTTCTCCTTGTAATTGACCTTTTATTCCCAACCAATTGTCCGGTAGGGTGGAATAATAATCAACAGATACTGTTGTAATCGTTTGACTTTCCTCGATCTTTTTGTTGAGAATTTTTAAAATTGGTAACCAGTGTCGTACCTTTGTAACGTAGATACTTTTTGGTGCATTTGGTCGGTTCATGGCATTTCCAATACCCATGTTATATGCCGCAACTGTCCGAGCCCACTGATGTTTAACCATATCAAAATACATCGTATACAACATAATACCCATACGAACATTCAACTTATGATCAGTGAGAAGCAGTTGCATGATCTCCTTATCTTTCACAGATTTCAATACACGTTCTCCAAAATACTGAACACGCAAGTTATCATTATCTCGAAACAGCACTCTAGCTGTTGGGATAGTTAATTGCATCCAACCATATGAACGACGATTTGGATGTGCACGTGGCAGTCCAATTGAACCACCTGTTCCTGCTTGCGTTTCAACCATCATAATTGCCTGCAGTGTTAACAAGTGTTCTTGTGCATTCATTTCTGTTACTACTTCCCGAAGCAATTTCAGGTTTTGAACTGCAATGTTGGTAAATGTGAAGGACTTGTTACTATTAATAACAATTGCTCCTTCGGCACTTGTCTGAGCTGCGCAGAATGACGCAGAGAAAAGTGAAACTAAAAACCAAAGCATTGCAGCGAGGCATGTTAATAATGTCTTCATTGCGTTCCTCCTTTTCAGAGTGAATGAGAGCCCCACAGCATATTAAAAAAGCTGTTTGCATCTTACCTTACGTTTTCGCTATTGAGCAACTAGTAAGTCGATATTACTTTGATTTTTGTGTAGAAAACCACGTTTGATAATTTCCAGGGAAGTCTTTTGGATTGTAAAGATAAGGACGATCGGCCGCCAAGTGGAACCGAACTTGAAATAAATCCCCTGCAAAAATGGGTGTTGTGATGTTGATAAAATGTGGATCGGCGGGAAACAACACCAGTGTTCCCCGTTGTGGGTTGAATCCAAAGTTGTGTTGCGGAAACTCTAATTTACCTCCGTATACGTCATAGTCTCTTTCAAATGGGATCTTGTCTTGAAAATCACTTAAAAATACCACCCCAGTTACATCACGACTAAGAGTACGAAGCCATTTTCCTCGTAAGAACTTGCTATTACCGCAAAGAAAATCCCCTTTACATCCTTGAGGAAACCATTCAAACTCCATTGATTCAGTTCCCTTGTAAATGATGTTATAGTATTGCATAACTTCTGGTAGTAATAGTAGCAATCGTTCATAGATCATTGCTTCAGCCCGCTCTGAAGATTTGGTTGTCTTAATTTCAAGGCCATCTTTGTCAGCGTCGGGAACGTTAAAATCCATGTAATCCACAATCACATCACAGTGGTGAGGCGATAAGAATTCGTCTATTACGAAAAATGGTGATTTATTAGTCATCTTTGAGATTGCGTACAACTACTGTACGCATGTGTGTTAATAGCTCAGCAATTGTCATATCTGATTCAGCAAGAATTTCAATTGCTTCGATAATTTTTGCATTGGCAATTTTAACACTAACATCTTCAGGAACAGATGGTGCAACCGGGGGTTCACTACCATCCTTTGCAACATCAATTACAAAGTTACCTGCTTTTAGAACGTTTTGTCCAACAAGAACTGGAGTGTCCATATTGGAACGATCGTTGAGATTGAATACAACACCTTGTATCTGAACACCATCGACTTCAATATCAACTTTAATTGTTGGGCGTTCATTTGCACCACCATCAGCAGAATGAACTTCCTGATGTCCAGCCAAATCCATTGTAAATCGTCGACCACCCAGTGCTTTAGACGTAAAAGTAATCTGATTACCATTTACTTCCGTAGAATCAGCATGGAGTGAAGAAGTAGTTGCTCCACTATCAACTTTCGCATCGACTTCTACACCATCGGCAAAGTTGGTAAATTTAACCTTAGTCGTATCACCAAGAACGTGCTGATTGTCCATCATAAGCCCCTATCTTTTGCTGTAATACGTATTTATGCGGTCAATCAACGGTCGAATCCATGTTTCTACTTGAGCTTTGAAAACAAGCGGTACAATTCCCTTTTCAACAGACATAACAATGACAACGTTATCGATTTGGATATTATATACCTCGTCAAACATCAGTGCATATGCTGTAGTTTGGAGATAGTAATCCTCAATCATTTGTTTGTACTTGTCGTTTGTAGAAGTCTTAAAGTCAACAACAGATAATACCCCATCCCACTCAGCGATACAATCAGCGCGTCCTGCTACCTTGAGAATATTGCTATAAAGGGGAATTTCTTGAGCATAGATGTTGTTAACCTTCTTTAGAAGCAATTTCAAAGAATGAAATTCGGCGGCAGTTTCTTTGGGTTGATTTTCTGTTGGATTTGGATGATTATTCAGATACTTCTCAGCCATGAAATGAACAGCTGTACCACGATCCGCTGCTCGTTGCATTTCCTTGTTTGCTGCAACTTCACCCAGAGAAGTACGCCATTCCTGAAGCCAGGGCTTCTCCTTATGACCAAGTAGCGTTGTGATCGAGGGATACACGGCACCTTGTGGTGTTGTATAATATCGACCCTTGGGTGTATCTTGAACGGAAATTGCTTTATGGGAAATCGTATCGTTGTGTACGAACATATTATCCTGGTTGTCCGGGCGTTTGAGCACCAGCACTACCAGGAGTTGTTGTACCTGTAGTTGGAGTGTTTGGTTTCACCATTTGGCCCTGTTGTTCTTTTTCAGCCGCTGCGCGCTCTCGTTCAATCTGAGGCATCAGTGCCTGTTTTTGTTTCTGTAGGCCCATTTTCTTCATATTAATAGGTTGAGTCAACCGTTGTAGTTGATTATCCAACGTTGCCATCATGGTGTCCAACTGTGCAACTTTTGATGCAGCATCCTCGTCCAAGGCTTGCTGAATGAATTCTTTAAATGAAAGAGACATTATTTGATCCTTTTCAGAATGAAATTGGCAAGATGAGAAGCAGGAATTCTACCACGAACACCAACAGCACGCCTGCCGATTTCCTCTTCTTCCTCTTTGGAACCTAACTCGGGTTCCTGAGGGATTGCATTTTGGTCACCAGCAGTTTCTCGTTTCCATTGTGCAAGTTTAGCAAGTTGTTTGGATTCTTTCTTTTCTTCTTGCTTCTTCTTGTAATATTCTTCCATATCCATATTTTCTTCTTCTTGCTTAACACGTGCAACAGACCCACGTTCACCAGCTTGAAACCCCTTAGTTTCAGCTTCCTTTTGACGTGCAACAGCTTCAGCCTTGCGAGCATCAGCATCAGCACGCATCATATCAATAACTTGTGTCAGTAATGATGTGACTTCGGTCTCACCACCTGCAGCGGGTGTTTCCATACCTGCATCAGCACCCATATCAACAGGAGGTTGTTCTCCTGGTGGAGCATTTGGATCCACTCCAGGTTGACCTTGATCGGCAACAGCTTGACTTTCTTCAGCGTCTTCTTCAACATCTGGCCAAGCAACATCAAGAATACTGAAACGATCACGAAGACGGAAGAGAACTTCAGCTACTTCTGGTGTGCGATCTTCATGTTCTTCTTCGGCAGCCAAGTATGCACCAAGAGCATTTTCGAATTCATCGGCTTGATCGGCCTGAACAGTAACTCGAACGATATTACCTTTGTCATCTTCTAGACCAAAGGTAGTAGCATTTTGACGATCAATTTTGTCTTTCTTTTCGAGAGATTTTAGCTTTGCAATTACTTCGGTTTGATCGAACTTCGGGTGGCCCATTGTTGGATCTTGATGTTCGCGCTGCTCAACTTCACTTAAACGTGTGAACGCTTCTTGGAGACCAATACCAGCCTTTTTCTTTGGTTTGCGAGTTTTCTTTATAGCACTTTTACTTGCCATGGAAAATAATGGCATTGAGTAACCAGCTATTGCGCCCGCACCTACAGAGCCACCTGCGGCATCCTCATTGAGTTTCTTGAGCAATTCCATACGCGCTTTCCTTTTAAATGCTTGGTTCATTATTTATGACCAGCACAGTGAAAAAGCCGTTTACTCAATGGTCTCTAGGTTATCAATGACAAAAGTGCGGTATTTCAACTCTACGTCGGGAGTTTGACTGGTATGTTCAAGCCATGTTTCGAAATTAAACATGCCAGCCAAGTAAGCCTCGCGATATTTCATGAAGTCCATCCACAGATTTTGCAACTGAATCTGTTCTTGACCAGTATAATCGGTGACGTCAAAAGCCTTGATATTCTGTACAGCTGGAACTGCAAAGGGAATGATAGTTCTTTTGGTAACTTCACCCTTGCCGATGCTTGTGTATCGAATGTCGCAAATTGCTGCTTCTGCAATCTTAGAGATCTTGGTCGCCATCATTACTCTCCGGTGCATCATTTGCTACTTCTGGCAAAAATGCAGCTGCAGCTTTCATAGCAGCATCACGATCTGCTGTGATCGTTGTGTAAAGTTCACGCTGAAGATCACGGAGTGCTGCACGAAGCATCAAGAGGTCTGATTGTGCATCAACTTCTTTCTGACGCCACTCGTCGAACATTCCGACGAGTTGTTGAACGGTTGGGCTCATCTTTTCAACGGCGTAAGATTGGTCGTTGATATTGAGGGTTACTGTTGTTTGGATCTTTGGCATTATTGTTCTCCTTATGTGTCCATTATGTCCAGTATAGATCTCTTACTCTTTTCTGGCAAGCCTTTAATTGTAGATTTTCTTTCAATTGATCGCTGTAAATTACGATCGTCATCGTCTTCATTATCAGGATTGAGAATTCGGAGATATTTATTGTCCCATTTCATTGGAACAGTTTTGCCTACAGCATCACTGCTACGTGATTTTAAACACGTAAACATCATCACACCTTCCGCTTTCATACTTCCTGTCATAACAATGGCCCATTGCCAGTCTACTGTATTTACTTTACTTAATCCACCGGCAGTGTGGCCTTGATTTAGTTCTTCAGCTTCAATTGCACCTCTATTTAGTTGTGAAGCCGTCGCGATAAAAGCATTGTATTCTTTACCTAAATCATCAAGCTGTTCTGCGGCATATTTGTCTTTAACCCAAATATTATCGTAAGACATTTTTTGATTTGTCCCCATTTTATCGAGATAATCAAGAATGATACTATCGGGTCTACGACCATACTTTAGTTCGTATTCTTTCAAATAAGCTCGTAATTGATTTGCATTTGTGTCACTTGGCAAATATTTGATAACTAATCTACCAAGACCTTTTGAAGCACTATTAACCTGATACGCAATCTGCTGATATTCTCTTTCAACAAGTACAGAAGGAATGCCTGAGAACATAATGTCAAATCGCTGGGCAACAAGTTGCTCAGGAAGTTCAAGTGAAATGTACACGACATGTTTACCTTGATGTACAAAGTTATATGCAAGATTGGCCAATGTGATAGATTTACCAACACCAGAGTTTGCACAAAACATGATTACTTCACCGCGAGCCAACCCACCATTCATAAGATTATCAAGTGGACTAAAACCCATTGGTGTTCTTAATGGTTGTCGAACGAGTTCTTCCAGTCGTGACAGAGGATCATCAAAATAATCTAAACCAAGATCGTGATTAAGAGAAATGAGAATAGCTTCTTTCATTCCTTCTAAAATTTCATTGTACCGACCTTCTTTTGCTAATTCTGGAGCAGCATATACATTTCGCATTACGGCTCTTTGACGACAAAATGCTTCAATTTCATTTGTCGTGTATTTCACTTGATCAGATGTGATAACTCGTTTTTGAAGATTGAGTTTTGTTTCGGCGTAAATTTGTTCGAGCGATGGAAGGGAATGATATTGATCATAGTACATGTTAACGAACTCGAGACTCTTGCGGTACTCGGGATCGAAATAATCTGGTTTGAGAATTGACTGACACACAGTATATGTATCAGGTGAAGAAAGCAAATACTCAAGCAATAATTGTTGCTTGTCTGCCTGATCTTTCATTGGCAACTCCTTGTTCTTATTGTGTTGATGATTATAGGAGTAAACGAATAATTAGGCAACAACGATTACTGGTGGGTAAATGGACCTGATTGCTGAAGGATTGGAATACATATTACCCAGATGATAATACGTTGCTGGATTTTGAGAATCGATTTGAGATATATCAATTACTTGATCTGGAATTCGATCGACAGGACCAAATGGAGAATTTCCAAGGAGAATAAAGTTTTCATTAATGTTCGGACTGAACCCGGTAAAATATACCGGCGATCCATCACTAATTAATCCGTTTGAGAAATATGCAGGACCAGGTATGTTTGTCAGAATATTAAAACTACGAACAGCATAATTTCGTCCACCAATATGAACAATATCAGCACCGACCCATGGAGAATTAACGGATGGAGCAGCGTCAATACCAACATATGACACAATTGTATCAGGCACATTGCCTTTATAAACAACTGTGACAGAAATCAATGCAGCAAAACTTGCTGTTGCAATTGTAATTTCTCCGACATTGGTTAATAATTTATCAGGAACAACAGTTGTATTAATAACCTGAGGATTGACAAGGTTTTGTGAAGCAGTACCAATACACTGTGCAATACCACTCTCCGAACGAGTAAAAAATACATTGACGGTATTCAAATCAACCATAACAACTGTAAATTGATCTGGTGCTAATTCTACTTGAACAAACTCTCCGTTAGTATTCAGTTGGCGATTAACGAGAATTTGAACAACTGGTAATGAACCAAGATTGTGAGTAATCGTCCATTCAATATTAGCAATTGTTTGTGGATGATTGAAAAGAATATTGCGAGGAAACCAATCTTGCAATCCAGGTACTTCCAATGGAAATGCTGGCGTGCTATTAATTTCTCGTACGTTCTTTACGGGGAAGAGTTTACCAGGACAATTTTCAGTAATGATGCATCGTTGAACAACATCAAAGCTGTATTGATTGAGTGGCACACGTGTGCGCCGTGTGCAAGTATCACATTGATAAACCACATCCCCACGGGTTGATTTCACTTAGGTATCCCTGTAGGAATTACCAAACCAGATACAGAACTGAGATATTCTTTTTCAAGAGCATCTGGCAAATCTGTTGATCGAGCCATAATGGCAGTTTTTGAAAGAAGCATAGACTTTTCTGTTCCACCTAGAGAAAAGATAAATGGTGCCAATGTTAATTTGAATCCTTGTCGGCCTTCCCGGCCTTGGACAGGAACGGGCGCAATTTCACGTACATCTTCTAGTAAAAATTCTGCATCATTACCATGATTATCCATATTGATTTTTGCAATGATTTCTTGACCATTAACCATTTTGAAAATACAGACTTGTGTCATACAATTATCCTTTATTGTTATGTATTTAATAGTTTACTATATGTTGGGCAACTCTCAACTCTTACAGCATAATAATACGGAATGCCATAAAAAATGATCTCACTATCAGACATAATTCCTTCGATTAAATTTTCTCGAATATAGGTGTATTTAACAAGATCAGTCACAATCTCAACGGCTTTTGTTCCATCAAGACTTTCAAATAATGTGTTCAAAACTTGTTGATATTCAGTTGTTGAATTTTGAACTTCACGACTATATAAAAACTTATACCCATCTATTGGGAAAATATAACACGGGTTACTACCTTCTACCATTGGTGGATTGCCATAGGCAAAAATAGCCCGCTGTCGAAGGTTTGTATTGAATGCTTTTGAGAATGCCTCCGCCACACAATCTGTTCGTTTTTGATGACGAACTTTGACTTTCTGTAACAAATCAGCACGTAGTGGAAGTTGTTTCAGAACGGGAATACCAGCCGTTTCACGAAGGAATTGTGAACATTCACGAATAATAACCCTTGCAGTGCTTCTTACTTCTTCATCACATCCCAAGATATCTTCAATACGCATAAACCCCCCTCTTTAGAGAGGGTATTTATGGATTTAAACCTGTTACTTTTTTGCTTCTTCTTCTTGCTGATTAAGAGCCTGAACTACCTCATCAATGAATTCATTACACTTGCCAATATTCACTTGTTGAACAGCACGAGGACTTAACATTACTTCGTGGAGTCGGTAAGCAAATTCGCTTTGCCATTGATATAGCTGATTGGCAATTCCCTTGTTACTACGAAATGGTCGTTCCATCTTAGAAGTAGCAGTATTAAATGTTGCTACCAGATATCGAACAACTTGTGGAATATCCTTCTCTTTTGCTTCTTTGGTTTCTGCCATTATTAGAATTCCCAAGAAGTTGATCAAAAGCACCCTTGAAAGAATGCACCCTGTTACGTATTAAACATTACTTATGTTAATCGCTTAGGTCAACTGTTGTAAACCCAACCACGATGAACTATCATATCGAACGATATGATTTCTGCACATAAAATTAAACCTAGATAAGCAGATTGTAAATAAGACAAACCTATGAAAGAACGATACGCTCATGCCCACATGCGAGCGGCCTTAGAGTATGCAAAGTTATTATATTATAAGGACAACCAAGTGGGGTGTTTGATTGTCAAAAACGATCAAATCATTTCTATCGGCTTCAGTGGTAGTAGAGACGTATATTACATTGAAGACCATCCTAAGAGTTTTGCAGGACTAAAATTTCTCGAACGCTGTAACTTATCAATTTATCGTATGGCGATCGAATATGACACAACTAATAACAACAATAAGGAGCATACTACATGTCGACTTCTCTTCATGAGGATTCTGCACAGCATAAAGGTATTTTTCTACCCGATCATCAACTTCTTTCACAACCGGAAGAAAATCTAAGCGAACAAGACCTACTTTTTTTACTTAAACATCGACTAACCCGTGAACATCCGACGGTTTTTGAAGATGCTTTTGCTGAAGAAGTTTGGGCTAGTACGTACAAAGATCATAATGACGAAGATGTCAGTGATACTGTGTTCCGAGTTGCAGCCGCCGCTGGTGCAATGGAACAAACGGCAGAACTTCGTTTAGAGTGGACAGAAAAATTTTACATGTTGTTAACAAAATTTCATGGCACATGTGGTGGAAGAATTTATGCAAATGCAGGGACGGAGTGGGGTGGTACCACACTTATGAACTGTTACGTTGGTCCAAGAGTTAAGACTGATCCCGATAGTTTGGATGGTATTTTTGAACATGTTCGGTCACAAGCCCACACATTAAAATCAGAAGGCGGTTGGGGTGAGAATTTTTCATATCTGCGTCCTCGCGGTGCGTTCATTGGTGGTATAGGAGTTGAAACACCAGGTTCTGTAAAGTACATGGAAATTTTTGATAAGGTATCAGATGTTATTACCGCAGGATCTGGTCGTAAGAGTGATAATAAAAAAGCGAAAGGTAAAATTCGCAAAGGCGCAATGATGGGAGTCTTGGATTGCCTCGGTGGAAACACACCTATCAACACTCTTCTTGGAAAAATACCAATCAAGGACCTTGTAGGTCAAACGCCGTACCTGTATTGTGCAGATGAACAGGGAAAGGTTTTTGTGCGTCAAGCATTACTGGTATGGTCAAAGGGAGTAAGAAAAACCGTCAAGATTGTGTTTGATAATGACGACTTCATCGAATGTACTCCTGAACATGAGTTTATGTTGAGTGGGGGAGCATTCAAAAAAGCCAAAGATTTACAACCAAGTGATAGTTTGGCAGCTTTGAATAAACGACTTGTGAATGATTATCTGTCGTTGAGTGTCACAGGCAGTCGTAAACTCATCGCCGAGCATAATGCGGTATTCGAGATGAAGTATGGCTACTATCCGTCTATACTAACTGGGTCGCGTACTCCGGAAAGCACTGTTGCACATCATGAAGACCATGTAAAGTGGAACAATCATCCCAACAACATTCAACAAATGACGTTACGTGAACACGGTATTCATCATTCTACCGACTTGTGTGAACTACAACGCATGCGGGCAGAACGTATGAAAGGGAAAACGTGGAATGAGTTTTACGGAGAAGAGCAAGCACAGGAAATCAGAACGAAATATATAGCGAAGCGCAAGGGATCGACGCCGTGGAACAAAGGCATGAAATTCGCAGTTGATCAAACAAATCACAAGGTTGTTCGTGTTGAAGAAGGCATAGAACAAGAAGTTTTTGACATTTCAATGCCGGATTATCACAACTTTGTGGCGAATGGTGTATTTGTTCACAACTGTTGGCATCCAGATATTATGGAATTTATCACAGCAAAACAACATCCTGGTCGTTTGACAAAATTTAATGTTAGTGTTAATTGTACAGATGATTTTATGCAACGTGTTGTTGGTATTCTTAAAATTGATAACATGCTTGCTGAAGAAATGAATTTTGATCAACCTAATGATGAACGAGTTCAATCACTTCAAGCAGAACGTGCGCACCTTGATAAATGGCAATTGGTGTTTCCTGATACAACATTTTCGAAGTACAAATCTGAGTGGCAAGGTGATTTGAATCAATGGCGCACGAAGGGATACCCAGAAATTGTTTACAGTACAATTTCTACATTACAGTTGTGGGATTTGATTATGCAAAGCACATATAATCGTGCTGAACCAGGTGTTTTATTTCTCGACCGTGCAAATCAGTTTTTACCACTAAATTATGCAGAGACGGTATATGCAACAAATCCATGTGGTGAACAAACATTGGCACCAGGTGGTGTTTGTAATCTCGGGTCGTTAAATCTCACACAGTTTATTAATAATGATCGCTCGGGGTTTGATCTAGAAAAATTGACACAGTATACACAATACATGGTTCGATTTCTTGATAATATAAATGATTTGACGAAAGCTCCCCTTCCTCAATATGAGTGGAGTATCAAAAATAAACGACGCATTGGTGTTGGTATTCTTGGTTGGGGTTCTGCCTTGTATATGTTGAAGACAAAATTTGCAAGTAAGCAGGCTGATCGTCTTCGTGATGAAGTAATGCAAACAATTGCTCAAACTGCTTATATGTATTCGATCGATCTTGCTGAAGAAAAAGGCATGTTCTCCGTATGTGATCCAGAAAAACATCTGCAGGGTATTTTTATTCGTAGTCTTGATCTTCCTGCAGAATATTATGCAAAATTAAAGCAAACAGGAATTCGTAATAGTTCGTTGTTATCAATTCAACCAACAGGTAATACATCAATTTTTGCAAACGTTGTATCAGGTGGTCTCGAACCAGTATTTCTTCATGAATATGTTCGTACAGTAATCGTTGGTACCATGCCAACTAATATTGCAGATGTAACACCGAAATGGTTTGAAGGTGCGTGGCACGAAACGGCAATGTTCAAGTTTACAAAGGAAGGTGACGAAGAAATTCTTAGAGGGCTTGGACCTGATGGTGTCGTTTATAAAATTGACAAGAATCGTGGTCTAACAAAGGAAGTTCTTTGTGAAGATTACGGGGTTCGTGTGATGAAACGTGCGGGGTTATGGAACTCAAATGCAGCATGGGCAGCCACAGCATTGAGTCTCAACGTAAAGGATCATGTTAGCGATCTGAAAGGATTTGCGCGGTGGGTTGATAGTGCTATGAGTAAGTGCGTTGCTGAGGGAACCTTACTTGTTACAAATAGAGGCATTGAACCAATAGAAGCACTGGGAGTGTGTCAAAATCAAGAAGGCTTTGGAGTTGCTGCTGATGATGTTTTTGTTTTAGACGAGAATGGAGTTCAACGTCGAGTAACACGTCACTACTATGGTGGAGAGAAACCTTGCAAAACTGTTCGTTTTGACAATGGCTTCGAGCTCACAGCCACGCACACTCATAAACTGAAGACACAAGATGGATGGAAAGCATTTGATGAACTTGAAGAAGGGGATAAGGTCTTTTATCGAATGGATACACTCCAAACTGGACGACAATATTGCGATGCTCCACAGCCCGTGTTTGCTGCAAACGCAAAACACACGACATTTCCAAAGACAGTTGATGAAGATTTTGGAATGTTGTTAGGAATGTGGATTGCTGATGGAAGTAGTACAGATCATTCAATAAGTATTTGTGAGAAAAATGATGTCGTAGAAGCATTGTGTACCGATCTTATGCACAAGTTGTTTGTGACACATAAACAACAACTCGACGATCGTTGGGGAGTTCGAAGCCACTATGTTCATTCATCATCGATTGCACGTTGGTTCAAACAACACTTTGGTCATGGTGCAGCGGGTAAACGCATACCAGACTGGTTTTTGCGTTCTCCACCAGCAGTCTGGAAATCGTTTTTGGAGGGTTTGACGCTCGATGGTTATATTAAAAAGGATGATTATTCTTCCGTGCTGGTTGTGTATGATGGATATTCCCAGGATGTAGCAACAAAGGTTTCCTATATGTTGTCAGCAATGGGTGTGCAGTATTCGATAATGGAAAGAAATGCCGGAGATGGACATAAAACATTTGGTGTTGTTGCGTGGCTGGAAGACAATGATACATTAGTTCCTGTTGAACCACATAAACGAAAGTATGGAGTCAGAGGAAAAACACAAAACCAAACACATGTTTCAGAGCATTTGTTTGAACATCTGATTTCTCAACAACCTAACAATGTTTATGGTGCAACAATGCGAGCGCGCCTGCACAAGTGTCAAAAACGTGGTAATTTTGTTCGTATGTCGTTTCTTGATAAGTTGGGAGTGAACTATGACAACAACCTCACGTGTGTTGTGGTAACTAACATCGATGATGTGGGCAGTCGAAAAGTGTATGATATTGAAGTGGAAGAAACACATAGTTACCTAATCAATGGTATTGTCTCTCATAATACGGTAAATGTTCCGAATGAATATCCGTTTGAAGATTTTAAATCAATCTACATTGATTCTTATACATCCGGATATGTAAAGGGAGTTACAACGTATCGTGCAGGAACAATGACAACCGTTCTTGCAGCAAAGGATGAAAAGACGGCAACTGATGCAGATGAAGAAATTGTTCTTGAGGATGTTAAATTACCTGATTCAGCTCCCGCAACAATGAAAACTTTGAAGGCGGAAGGTCGAAAATGGTACTTGACCGTTCTTTGGTGGGATGATCAAAAGTCGCGCCCCTTTGGTTTTTTTGTTCACACAAATAGCTATGAAAAGACCGTTACGTCAGCTGATGCTGTTGAAGTGTTAACAACGTTAGCACGAAGCAAAAAAATTCCAATGAAACATATCAACGAAACACTTGAGAAGATTGCAAGTGATAATAATACGACGAAAGTTGCACGTATGATCAGTTTGAATCTTCGACATGGTGTCTTGATTAAAAATATTGTTGCTGCACTCGATCGTGTTCAAGATGTGTTTGTAGGTACTTTTTTGTTTCAGATCAAAAAGTACCTATCTACATTCATTCGTGATGGTGAAAAAGCTGAGGGTATTGTGTGTAGTGACTGTCAATCTCCGCACGTAGTTTTTAGTGAAGGTTGCCACAAATGCACAAATTGCGGATCTAGTAAATGTGGTTGATCCTTTTTGAAAACAGGGTAATATAAATACAACTATGAAGATCAATGATATACTACAAGAAAAGAACAGTGGAATTGCTCATGCCAAAGCTTATGCCAAGGGCTGCGAAGCGGGTGATGCCTTCATGAATTCTTACGGTCAGCATAAGGGCAAAGTAATGCCTACGTGCGAATACGAAGAGAATTCTGAAGAACATCGAGCCTGGCATACCGGTTTTAAGAACACTGTACACACGTCTGAGTGGTTCGATGGAGATTGAAATGAAACTAGATGAGGTTATTGTGGAAGAACAGAAAATAGAAGGACTTTTTGTTGATTTGGATGGCGTTCTTGTTGATTTTGTAGCACTTGCGCAACAGTGGGTGCCACAATGGCAAGATGATAGTGTTCCAAATCGCAACAAGAAGTTGGATCGTGAATTGTGGGGCAGAGTGAGTGGGCGCGCGAAGCGGGGGGAACCATTTTGGGGTTCGATGAACCCAATGAATGATGCTCATGAACTTTGGACATATATTAGTAAGTACAATCCACAAATTCTTTCCGCTAAAGGAGTTGTTGGTAATCCTGATCCAGAGAAACGAGAGTGGGTTAAAAAGTTTCTTGGTCCTAATGTGGTGGTAAATCTTGTGACCAAAGCTATGGATAAAGCGCAATTTGCTGCTCCTGGTCGTATCCTGATCGACGATAAAATGAAAGCAATTCAACCGTGGCGTGATGCGGGTGGAATTGGTATTCTTCATACCAGTGCGGCAAGCACAATTAAACAACTGAAGGATTTGGGACTATGAAGTTGCAGCATCTTCGAGAGAGTTATTTGGCTTATGTAGTTCCCGATCAAGCT